TTAACAGCGTAGCCTTCAGGCAACATACCCATGTTTCTGTGAGCGTTCACATCGTTGTCGGCTGTGCCAGGACGAAGTGTTGACTCAAGAAGACGGTCAGCAATGAACTGAAGCTGTGGTGGAACAATCAATTTCATACCGCGAAGTGCGATAATCATGTTCCGCTCATCAACGAATGTTGAGATGTCAATTAAGGCATTCTCAAGTGAAGTTTCGTTAAGGTCAGCAGCAGTTGATGGCTCGTTGCGGAAAGTTCCGCCACCAGCAAGCGGGTGAACAGCAGAACAAAGCTCAACGCCATCACCACCAGTAAAGCTGGAGTTAAATGCGTTGTTCAGTGTTGCAGCGGCTTTGACTTGCTTTGTGTGAGCCATTGAACGTGCGAGTGCGCGTGTGTAACGTGCGCCCAGACGATCATACAGGTTGTCTTCCATTGCTTCTTCAGTCAACGCAAACGCAAGAGCAATTGTCTCATGCGAATAACGTGCTGTGTAAGCTTCTGAGGCGTTGTCAAAATTGACGCCAGCGCCTTCAGATTTAGTTTGTGCATTTCCAAAACCAACGAGCATTACCTCCTCTTCAAATGCGCGATCTGAAGATTCTGTGTCGTAAATTTCAGCATGCTCGGCTTCGTAACGATCATATTCCATTCCGAATAGAGCGTTAAGGCCGGGTTCTAGCTCTTTCGCTAGTTGAGCGCGAGAAATAGCCATCAGTCAGCCTCCTTATGCCAAGCCAGTAGTGCCAGCACTAAACAGATGATTGTTGATAACAACAATTACATTTGTATTAGCAGAGCCAACATCACTGTTCTCTGGGTCAGTGGAAATGTCGATAGCCTTGAGAGGCAAGCCAGCGGTAGTCGCGCCAGTTGTCACATCAATCTCTGTGCGAGATGTGCCAGAAACAGTGCTTCCAGCAGTGGCATCAACAATATCGAAATTACCAAACAAATCCGCTACAGGGAATGCGGCATCAGCTTGAATTTCGTAGACAGCATGAGGTGCGTCAATAACGGAAGCTTCAATGTCAGCAGCATTTGTAGAGGCTGGGTAAAAATTGGAAAAAGTTTCTTTTCCGGTAGTTGGATCAGTGTAGCGGCATCCGTTGAAAACACCCAAAACAAGATCCGTATTGCCAGCCGCGATACGCTCAATACCACCACCAGTAACAGCTTTTACGATGTCACCTTGGAAGATTGAAGTACCATAGTTAGCCGCAATGCGGTATTTGTTCTGCATGCCAATCAGATCGGAGCCATTACCTGAACGCGAAAGGCGTAGGCCAAAAGCGGCATCTTGATTAGCCATCTTTTTATCTCCTAATTGTCAGCTACCCCTTTGGGTCCACCAAAGGACACAGAGGAGCTACGTTGTGGTTTTAGCTTTGGCATCGCTGCATTGGACTCTCTCATCCAATCACGATCCACAGCCTCCATTTGATTTTGCGTTGTATTCTGATAGTGAGAATTACGCTGATCCGCAATTTCTTCCGGTATTCTGGCTAAGACCAGACCACCAACGCCAATTACGCCAGCGTTTTTTCCTTCGTCAATGACGGGGGCGTCAAACTCAGGGTGATCTTCTGCTTTTACAAGCTCCCATCCTTCACGGCGGCGCTTATGCACGTTGTTGCGGTCATCATATTCCATGACTGACTCACGAATCCAACGATGCTTGTAACCAATAGGTGCTTCTGGTGCTTCAAGGGCTGAAGGCGGACGCCAATCTGCTACTCTCGCTTGATTTTCACGGGTTTGCGACTCCCGGTTTGCACGATCAGACATTACGCTTCCTTCCTTTCCAGTTTAGCGACCTCTTGAGCATACCGTTCTAGAGGGATTTTCATTTTTTTGGCAAAAGCCACTTGACCCGGCGTTAGTTCCACCGTCTTCTTCCGCCCACTTTTGGTAGCTGACCGTCCACTGGACGCAGGAGTCACGGCTTGGGCGTTTCGCCGCTTATCCTGAAACTTGTGCGGAAACTCAACACGCATGCGCCTGTCAATCTCTGCATAATAATCATCTGATGATGGATCAAAACCTTCCGCAGAAACAAGCTGCTCGTGAATAGCTTGTGCGCCACGGGTCATAACAAGATCACCGCTATTGCCAAACCAAGGGTTTTTGCCCATCCAACTAACAAGCTTTGGATCATACTGAGCTTGCTGCTGCTGCCGAAGTTGTTGATCTTGAACTTGTTGCTGTTGAACCTGCTGTGCTTCAGCAGATTCTGAACGAGCCTTTTGAATACGCAGCCGCTCCTCTTCAATAGCAAGCTTTGCAATAACCTTTTGCGCTTCTGCAACTTTACCCATGTCGCCAGCATCGTATGCTTCCTGCAACATGTTTTGGGCTGCCTGACCTTGGCTCTCAATACGCGACCCATACTCATTAATGTAGCCCTTATCCAGATCAGAGAGTTTTTTCTTCATCTCTTCGTTCTGTTGTTGGACTTGTTGAGCAAAGGTGTAAGCGGCTTCGGCTTCTTCAATAGCCTGCTTACGTTTTGCTGTTAGCTGATTGATGCGTTTTTGAACATTTTCACTATAGTTCTCCAACTCTCCTTCATCAGCGTTGTCTTCAGAATCACGAACAATTGTTCGGGTTTCACTTTTTTCAGAAGATGCGGAAATATCTTCAGACGATGCAACATTGTTGTCATCGTCAAAATCAAAAGACACAGTTTCCTGCTGATCTTCTGCCATTGCTTCTTGATTTTCGTTCATTGTCATATCTCCCACACTATACATACGAAATATCTGCTGGGTCAAGTATTGTTGCTATAATGTTATCATCATTGATAAGTCTTACCTCTAAATTATCAACTTTGAACCTATTACCAGCATATCTTCCCATTAATACCCATGATTTCTCATGGCACCAAGGACCTGAAGGGAACTTATTTACGTCCATATACGCATCAGGGCCGACTTTAATTACATAAGCGGCAACAGTTGCAAAACTTTCACGCTCACGAACAGAATCTGGGATGATAATGCCGCCAGCAGACTTTTGCTTCATGTAATATGGAATAACAAGTAAGCGATAGCCAACAGGCTGTGGCAGTCGCTCAATAGCGGAAAGATCCATCTGCGATGGGTCTTCTGTATTCTTTTGGTTTGGATCTTCTTGTTGATTAAACCCCTTTTTAATAGCCGTTGGTAGTTCACTGACTTCAGGGTTCTTTGCCATCCTCTCAGGGACGAATAGTTTTTTAGCCATCTTCTAGCTCAATGCCTTTCATCGCGGATCTTATTAGATCTTCAGAGTAGGTCATTCCGCGTATCTGCCCCACTATGAACCGATAGTCGTCCATGCCGCCTATCGAACCATCCGCCAAGCGCTGCGTTAAATCAGCCCTTTGTTGGCGTATGTCTTTCAAAAGATACTCAGCTAATTGTAGCTCATCCATCACTTTGTCAAGCCCTTCACTTTTTCTACAGTCCTAAGACCGCCAAGGCCAAGCATTCCTAACAAAACAGTCATCAGACTGTCCATGTCAAATGCAGGCAACCGTGGCGCTTCCATGCCAGCGTATGCAAAACCAAAAATAATCATAGGCGCTAAAACAAAATGCCATATCATAGCAAACGCCAGCCCCCAGCCGAGAAATGGCCTCCAACCCGCCACAAATATACTTCTGTGCTGGGCTTCGGCCTTATTTATTTCTATTTGACCCATGTTGGCTTCGTGCATTTGCCTTTCAGCCATTGTAGCAATTTCATGCGCCAACTTATTCTTTTGGTCTTTATCTTCAATAAACTTGTCTAGTATCCCAGTGACTGGGCCAATCAGAGCCTGTATCATTGTTTATTTTCCAACAGCAGTTTAAGCCTAGCTATTTCTAGTTCTAACTCATGCACCCTTTTCACTGTATCCTGCACAGTTTTTGGCGGCTGAAAGTTATCAATCCAATCATCGTTCTCTTCAACCTCCTGCATAGTCAGTTCAAGATTATGTTCCAAAAAACTAATACGCTCAGTTAGCCCAAAGTACGCCCAAGTAGCAATGCTTGCGGCAGCTATCATGGATATGAGATTACGC